CATAGCGCGACCCGTTATATTGTCAATTTTCTTCCTAAAGCAAGCTCTCCAAGCCCTCGCCCCCAGCTCCAACATGGCTACCAACCTACCGTCAGATGTACCTCCAATCATCGACAATCAAGACTTTCACGTCTCCGTTGGTAAATCAGACCCGACCTACGCCCGACTTCTCCAGGACTATATCGAAAAGCCAACCAATCACAACTCGCTCCTTCTCAAAGAATATTGCGATCTCCATGGTTTTGACTACTTCGTCCCTTCCGTCAATGCTCCAATCCCTGCAACTCGTCTCCCGAACTCCGGAATCCATCTCATCTCTGAGGTTCGCTTCCATATTCAACCACAATTGAATCGCTTCGCTCGAATTCCCGCAACTGGATACAACGCTCTTCAACTAGTTTTGTACTACATTGTCTCGTCCTTTATGTCTCTCTACTTCGTCGTCTCAGAATGGTGCCGTCCCGCAGGCTCCGCTGATGCTATATTTGAAAACTTCAATCAAGAAGTTTCTCCCGTCTCCGACGTCACTCCCGATCGTCTTAAAGACATCATGCATCTCATTCATTATTTTATGAATATCAAGCCCTACTGCCCCATTGCCTTCCCAGACCTCCGTTTCTACAAATGGCGTCTCGTTACCGCTTGTGACTATCACTGTACCCACAGTTCGTCACTCTCTGAAGAATCTCATTCCTACTGGAAATACCTTAAAGATCACGATCTACTCCAAGACCGCTTTGACTACTCAACTCGTCATCGATCCAAAGGCTTCTTCTTCAACTCCGTACTTCTTTTCGCTCGTACGATCGTTCACAACATCAAGTATCATGGCTTACCCTTTGAACCCCTTGACTCTGACTCTGATCATACTATCTCCAAGCGACTCAAGTATTGGTTTATGCGCTACCCGACCCAATTATTCGTTCGTTCACAAATATCTCGTGTTACCAAACTCAAGGTACGTCCTGTGTACAACGCTCCTTTCCTCTTCATTCTCATCGAAGCTATGCTCACTCTCCCTCTTATGGTCATGTGTCGTCTTCCTGAAAATTGTATTCTATGGGGATTTGAAACCATTCGTGGTGGAATGTCCGAATTGAACCGCATTTCGCAGTCCTATTCGACTTTTATCATGATTGACTGGTCACGTTTCGATCAACTCGCGCCCTTCGCGATTATCTTCCACTTCTGGTGCACATTCCTTCCTCAACTCATTAGAGTAGACAAAGGATACATGCCTTTTGGTCACTACACGGATACTTATAAACATTCGTTCGATCAAAAAGACTCGCACTTCTCCAAGAACTCGAAGAAGTATCAGAAACACGCTTCCTCTATTCCTTCTCACTACAGCGCCACCGTACGCATATTCTCATTCATTGTATTCAACCTTATCTCATTCATTTGGCTTTGGTACGTCCGAATGGTTTTCGTTACCCCTGATGGTTTCGGATACATCCGCCTACTCGCAGGTGTTCCTTCCGGCATCTTCATGACTCAGATTCTTGACTCTTTCATCAATCTCTTTCTCTTCATTGACGCTCTTTTGGAATTTGGATTCTCTCTCGCTGAAATCAAGCAAATCCGTCTCTTCATTCAAGGCGACGATAACATTGCGTTCTTCTCTCTCAACTTTGAACGTGTTTTCGCCTTCTATGAGTGGTTACCTGAGTACGCTCTATCCCGATGGGGTATGATCGTCTCTGTCGATAAATCATCGATCACTAGACTTCGTCACAAAATAGAAGTCTTAGGTTATCGCAACGCAAACGGTATGCCTGTACGCGAATCAGAAAAGCTCGTCGCTACTCTGCTCTACCCTGAACACATTGTTCAAGGCGAATTGTATTATCCGTATCAAATGGCTCGCGCCATTGGTATCGCCTACGCTAATTGCGGACATTCTATCCAGGTCCACACCCTGTGCAAGAAAGTCTACTTTGATGCCAAAAAGCGCGCCAACCTCACGGACGAACAATTGAAGTCATTCTCTATTGACTTCGCACGCCTCGGTATATTTGATGCCTTCCGCACAACCCTCGAAGACATTCAAACATACATGCAGCAAGATATCTCGACCTTTCCTGATTATTACGATATCCGCCAAACTGTCAGACAGTGGGCCGGACCTCACACGGTCTATCCTACCTGGCCTAAACAGTTTGATGATGATCTCTCGACTATCATCGATCCCGATGAAGTCATCACTCTCTATGAAGTAATGCAATCTTCCGGACTCAAGTTCTCACAGAACTTTTAGTCCATCGCATTCTCACGGAGTTGTTTACACCAAAAC